CGTTGAACGCCGAGAACGCTGCCGTATCCGCGTACACCGCGCCGAACACCAGCGACTGCGCAGCCTGCTGCATCGACTGCACGGCCTGCTCGCTGTAGTTGACGAGGATGCGGTCCTTGATGGCGCCGATGTCCATCACAATGGACTTCTTGATGAAGTCCGTTATGGGGAAGTCGTATGCTAGTAGTTCCTGCTTCGTCTGCTCGTAGCGGGGCGAGCCTACCTCGAAGAACGCTACCTCAAACCGTGGAGCCGTGTAGTACACGACCTCTGGCTGAGCGCGGAACGACATAGACGCAGCGCGAGTACGAGGCTCAGTCGAAACGATCTTCACGAGGGTGTCGTGGTTTACCGACACCTGTAGGTCGTCTCGCGTCACGGTGACATGCGGGAGGATCTTCGGGCAGAACGAATCTTCCCGAATGTGGTCCTTCACGAAGTCAGACGACGCAGCCGCAAACTTCGCGCGGAAGTTGTCGATATTGTCCGAGAACTGGGATATGAACGCTTCGTTCTGTGCCCGAGGGCTAGCGTTTATGGCGCTCATGCGATGTCACCTGCCGCTATGGCCGCGCGGTGGCCGACGTACCGAGGTGCATCGTACAGGCGAACGTTGATGCACTTACCAGACGCCGGATTCTCTGCCGGAGAAGAGAGCACGTATCCTACGGCCCAGCCGCAGTCACCCTCGGCCATACGCTGCAGTACAAGGCGTGCGCCCGAACCCTGCAGAGTAAAGGCCGCGTCTACAGTCGCCGCATTTGCGACTGACAGGATCGTATTGGCCGGGAAGTTATCAGCGTGGCTTAGAACTGCCGACGTGTTAGGAGCGATGTACAGGTTAGTAGCTACGTCTACCTGCGCATTGAAGTGCGGCACCCGCGTCTGCCCGGAGGACCGACGGTCTGTATGCTCTGCCGAGCCCCAGATCATGCGTAGGGCAGCGCCCTGGCGGTCTGTGGCGGTGACGGCAGCGGCCGTAGCAGCGTGATACACAGCAGCGGCCGTTGAACCTACGGTGTCGTTGACCAGAATAAACTGGCCATCCTCCGGCGTGTAGGTCATCAGGCTGCAGTCTGCATCCCGAGTAAGGTCCGGTTTGATTATGCTACTTATCGGCGATACGTTCCGCCGGCGAGTAGCGGAGATTAGTCCGTCTGCCATGGTGTATTACTCGTTAATACCGTTGATGAGGTTGGTGAGTCTATCTGACGACGAAGCGGCTGTCGGCCGACTAGTGAGCGACGCGAAGGACATATCCGGGGCAGTCCGTTCTATGGACTCCTTAACGGCAGAGAGGTCTTTACCAGAGCCCATGAGCATAGCCACCTTTTCGCTGGTGGGGAGGTCGTGGTTATCTTGTCCACGCTCTCTCAGTAGCTCAACTATCTGTAGGGCGGTGGTATAGTCGGAGTCACGCTTCTGCAACTCCGCTACCTTCTCCTTAAGTTCCCGTATGGCCGACTTTTGCTCACGCAGGGTAGCTGCGGCAACCTTAAACAGGAAAGGATGGTCATCAGTGTTCACGGTGCCCTCCTTTGCTGTAGCAGCTTACGCAGCCCGTCTTTATCCGCCGCAACCTTGCTGGTCGCCTGAGTCTCCGTCGGGGCCGGACCTCGACTATCGGCGCCACCCAGGACCTCTGACAGCATGCTGTCAAGGGTCAATGTACTTTCATCGAAATCGCGTACGCCAGCAGAGGCGCTACTTGCGGCAGGCTGTTCGTCCTGAACTTCCTGCTGCAAACTAACGGCGGTCAAGGCAGGTGCGGTTCCGCGACTCGCAAACTTTGCCTTGAGCTTCTCTGTTACGAGAGACCGGAGATCGTTCTTCTCCGGGCCCACGTAAGAAGCGGCCATGAACTCCAGCGCCCCTGCAAGCTTCTCTACGTGATCGTCGTCGAGCATAGCTGAAGCTACCTTCTGCTTGCCTTCGCCGTCTCGTAGGTTGATTAGCTTGTCTGCCGGGGACATCGGGTCGTACTCCTGATTATTAGTGATTAATACTTAGGAGTTGGCCAGCTGTGTAAGCGCGAAGGCGATCTTCTCTACGTCCCAGCCGGCGGCCTGGAGGTGCTCCATCGTACGAACCTCGATGGCCTCCATCGTGACGGGGGCGATGTTCTCGTTCAGCAGAACCGACGCGACCTTCTCGCGGCCGTTCGACTCCTGAATCGCTGCACCATCCGTGCGCGGGTCGAGCTGGTTGAGCGTGACCAGAATATCCATGGCGTTCATCTGCGCGAGCTGGTCGACCTGGGACGGGTCCAGCTCGATTGCCGACGCCTGCTTCTGGATGCTAAGAATCTCATCGGCGTAAGCCTGTGCCTGTACGCGTCCGAGGTACTCAGCGACCTTCACCTGCTCGTCGAAGGCCGAATCACCAGCGCCATCCGCGCCACCGACGCCATGCTGCTGCTGGGCAATCTCAGCTACCATCTCGGCGATGTCGTCGTCCGAGAGGCTGCTCAGGTCGTAGCCGCCGGCAGCGGCGGTCTTCTCTAGCTCGTCTAGGCTCGCGGCCAGGATCTGCTGAAGCTTCTCGTCGCCACCGTCGCCGGAGTTATCGCCTGCGTGTAGAGCGTCTAGAATCGGGTTACCAGTTGCCATTTCGTTTCTCGTTCCTCAGTTGGTTTGTTGTCCATGGCTGGTGTCGTCGGCAGTACGCCTAACCACCACGGCTAACACGTTACCACAGCCGGCTTACTCAGTCTAGACTTCTTAGACCTTGCATTACCGTTGTGGCTAGCGAAGCGTTTCCTTGCAGGAAGCTATCGAGAGGAGTAGCGGAGCCGTAGCCACGTCTACCTGAGACGAAGATAAAAGCAGTTATTACTGGCTTATACTCTTCGCCAAACCCGGGCTTCCCGAAGAAGGCGCTTTCTCTATTTGCAAAAGAACTGCACATGTCGCACCCACTCAGGAGTGCTCTTATCCTGTACCCATTATACGGAGCCGATAATGAAGAAAGAATACTATTTTCTTCTGTGCGTCCTATTTGATTTATTTCTCCGCCGCACCCGCCGCTAAACAATCTTGGGCCAAGCATATCTGGCATGCACGAACGTTTCCGCATTATCGCGTCAATGCCTGGAAGCGCCGTCGGCGAGAAGTCGTGCATGGATACGTCTGACACACGCGATGACGGAGCGAACGACGCGCCGCGGCTATGCATTGACTGTGCCATTCCGCCCATACCGGCATTAGCCAGTGCGATAGTCTGGTACTCAAGTGGAGACAGTACTACGCCCGCAGACGTAAGCCCAGACAGTACGGAAGACATCGGAGCCGCCATGGCTATGCGCAGTAGCGACTCGTAGTCTAATGTACCGTCAAGCGCGCTCATCTTATTTGCTACTGGCACGGCCACTGCGGGAACGCGCTTTATCAGCTCGCTAAACTTATGCTGCGCAGCGGACTTTTCCTTTACAGCGGCAAGTAGCTCCGCACGTATCTGGCCATTGCTCTTGCTGGCGGTTCCTACCTGCGCGGACAGTAGTGACGCAATCTTCGTCATAGCGAAGCTTGTACTATCAGCTCCTATTATGACAAAGCTGATATCAAAGAACCGCGGTCTGGGGTTAGCTACGCAAACACGGCGCCCGTCGCTGAGTATGGAGTTGGCCGAGAGTCGCATGCAGTCGCAGCGGCTCTTCGGGCTCTTGGACTCAAAGCCACATATGCGGCAAACGTCGAACGGTACCTTGCAACCCATAGACACAGGTACGGGCTTACCAGTCTCCAGCGCGGCTACAAGGTCGGAGTGTCCGAACTCTACAGCCAGCTTTTTATTAATGGCTAATATTAACTCAATTCTATGCATGCGCCTGTTGTAGACAGACAGCAGAACTTCGCCAAAGCTTTTCTCTTTGTCCTTATTACAATTGTGTACGGCTACCTCATTGGCAACGTACGTGTTGGGCTCGCCAACTTCAAGGGTGTACACCTGCTCGTCCAGCTCAATTGCCGTAGTACCGTGAACCCGCGTTAGAAACCCGAAACTAGTCCTTAAATTAGAAGCGGCCTTCCGACTGACAAAGGCCAACTTCTTTCGACTGTACACAGCAATCTTAGCGGCATACTCCGCTGAGACGGCCACACACCCAGATCCGAGATGTGTGTACTCGCCATAGCCGGCAACAGGGCTTAGCATAGTGCCAGGCGGCGTATCCCAGTTGCTAGTACTGGGGATGCCCAGTGACATAATTATGTCACTAAGCACCTGCAACATTTGGCGTGAGGCGGAGCGGATACGTAACTGTCCGCGATTCTTCCCTCTAGGCGCTATATGCCCATCACCGTCTATAAAGGCCCCGAGCATGCGTAGCAGTGAGGCAGCGTCCCACGAATATAGCGCTTCCGTTAATCGTTTAACGCTTAGCGTGCCACGCACATACTTTGAAAGTTTGTGCGCTAGCTGCGGAGCGTACGCGATAAGGTGTGTTGTCCCCTTCTCCGGAAGCTCGGTAACTCCTACGAGCACGCCGTTGAGTAAGAGGCACCGAGCAACTGAAGAGATGTCGACTTCGTTCTTAGTAGAAAAAGTGAACTGGATGCTGCCGTCATTTACGCAACCCTCAGACGCTACCCACCCAACGAGTTCGGCAAAATTCGGGTCCACCGCCTCACTGCCAGGGGGCAGCATCGGCCTGAGAACATAGTCGCCAGGACGCAAGTCGCCGGCCGCGACCACCCTTGGCGGGCCTATCGCCGTTCTAAATTCACGGCAGTGCCCTCCGTGGCCCGTTGCCGTGGTTCGCATGTATTTGTGCCTGCAATGGATGTCGGCATACCGGTAGCACAGAAACGGATGCGACGCCGTAACCCTTGTGTTATCTAGTACGCCACTCAACTCTAGCTCTACGCCAGCGCCGGTGTAATGGTCGCTAAACACCTGCACCACGGGGACAGCATGGCCATCCCCGGATCTCACTATATCGGCGGGCTTTACAGTCGCAATCGCTACGCGACGGCCAGAACCGGTCACTACTGGAGTACCCGCGACAAAACAGTGGTGTCTATACACGCCGGCGTCTAGGAACGTCTTTAACCCATAAGTACCGCCAGAGTCTCCGAGTAATTCCTCTTCCCCGAACCAGTCGGAGTTAAGGTTAGACCCGTAGAACTCTCCGGCGCCAAGGGCGTTGACCAGCACATATATTTTGCCGCTATCTGGCTTTAGCTTAGAAATAAAAGCGGCCACGTCCTCGTGCAAGGGCGCAGCCGTCTTTATCTTCAAGCCGCTGGTCTGCGGAATTAGCTGACACGTTGCCGTGCCGTCCTCCCACACTCCAGGCGTTTGAATGTATTTAATCATGTAGGATCATTTGTTGTCTGCGATGGACATGGACGATAGCGTCTGGGCCGGCTTACCGAACATGTCGGTAAGCAAAGAACCAGCGTGTTCATTCTTACGCGCCTCACTGAGCAGCTTCCTAGTATCAACCAGCGTCTTTATGTCGGTAGGCTGCAGCCCCTCTTCCTTGAACATCATAGAGCGGCGTAGGAAGGCGCCAGCCGCTAGAGGGTCAGAGGCTAGGTCAGGGCTGAACTTGCTGAGCGACTTGAACGCTGCTCGCAAATCCTCGTCCTTGTGCTCCTTAAGGCCTGGATTGTTCTTAAGGGCGTCGTTGTAGTGTTTCTCGTTGCTTATTCGGTTGTGCAGGTAGCTGGCCCCTCCAGTGGCGGCTGCCGCTCCTGCACCTAGGCCGGCCGCCACGGCGCCAAAACCTAGCGCCCGCCGAACTGCCCCGCCAGAGCCGAACAATTCTTGCGATAGAGTAGGCTTGGCATGAAGGAACTTCCTAGCGAGCAGCGCCGACGCACCGAGGCCTAACCCGCCTACCAACTTGCCAGGCAAGTCGGATACGATGTCTGCGGCCACATGGCCCCTGTTAGCGACAACCTGGTTAAGAGCGTCTTTTATACCTAGAGGCCCCTTACTAAGTATGCCGGAGCCGCCTGCCAAAGCGGCCGGTGTGCCAATAGCCGGGGCAGGCGTAGAGGCAATTTTCTTTAGCCCCTTACTTTCTAGCATTGAAGTTACGTCGAGCATGTCACCCCCAAGTATTACTGGTTAATGGATTGTTTGTGTTTGTCTGCTGAGAGAACATACCGACGGTCTGCGCCGATACTCCTCTATCAGGGGCAGGGGCCACGGGCACGAACCCGCGTGCTAACTCGTAGGCAGGGCCGGCCTTATCTCTGTGAGTCAGTAGATAGGCACCGAGAGCGCCCACCGCCATCGCCTTACCCGGATGCCGCTGCGCGTAGCCGACAAGGCCGCCAGGGGCGAACTTGCGCTCGAAGTGCATAGGGTGCCCCTCTAGAGCGCCGGAGAACGCCTTGCCTGGAACCTTGCCGGCCTTTATTGCTTCGTACCTTGCGCGGTCTATCTGTGACATGCCCACGCCTGGGCCACCTGCTACGGGCTTAAGCCGTTGACCACGCATGGGTCCGCTAACAGCTTTGTTGCCGAACAGCGCCAAGCCGGCTAGGTCTCCGATTACACGAAATGGAAATGCCGCGGCCGAGACCAGCGGAGTCTCCAGGGCAGTAGTACCGCGTGTTGCCCATCTTGACGCGTGCGAAGTCAACTTGCCCACTCTCTCCGTAGGGCTTAATTTCTTTTCCGCTAGCTTGGTTATCGCGTCGTATCTATCACGCTGGAGCATACTGTGCACCTGGGCCGGGCTGCTGCACCTCAGGCTGAGATGGGTCCGGTGGAGGCGGTGGAGCGGACTGTGCGAACACCTGCTCAGTAGGAGGGCCGCTTCCTTTCAATACTGCCTGTAGCTCGAAGATACCTTCGTCTACTTTCTGCATGGCGGTCCTGGCTGCGAACAGTTTGTTTACAACCTGGTCTAGGTCTTGCACTAGCCCTGTAACCGGGTTGCCTTGTACAACTTCCATGCCGGCTTGCTGCATCTGGCCTGGAGGAGGCGCCATCGCCGGGTCTACCGCGAACGCCTCTTTTATGAGTTCTGCTAGTGCTGCCGTGGGTTTGCCCGCCGCAAGTGCTGCTGCCACTATGGCCGCGCCGTGCTGCAGGCTGGCAGACTTAATCAGCGTGCCTAGCTTGAAGAATTTTGTATTGAATTCCTCAGTAGCGGCATAGTGCTTACCGCCTATATCCTTTTTGTCTTCCCGCAGGGCGGCCAGCTTAGTGACATTATTAGTCATTAATACTTCCGGAGAAACTACAGCGGCGACCTTCTCCTTGAAGATATCACTGCCGAACAGCCCAGACAGAAGTAAGTCGCCGCCTTTTGGCGTAAGCCTGTTAACGCTAGCAGTCTTCGTCCGCTCCGTCGTTCCGGCGACGAGGCTGCGCTTAGCGGACTCCTTAGCCATGCACAGTTTCGTGAAGTCCGCCACGGGGAACTCTACGTTCTTGCCGTAGTTCCCGCGCTTGAACAGGCCGGCAAACGTCTGCTTGTTGGCCTCTTCGACAACGCGCCTAAGCTGCTCGCTATTCAGTGAGGACTCTTTTATGTGCTCGGCTATTGAGTCGTTGAGCGGCGAGCCGTCGGCTAGGTACTTGGCCGCCACCTGCCGTCCTATCGCGCAAACATCGACCGTGCTGTTGAACGACGTGGTGAGTAGAGAAGTCAGGTCATTCATCGTACGATGTCTCCGTGTAGTCCATCAGATCCTCCAGCTTTTCATCGGAGGTTGTATCGTTAAGGCCAGTTGGTCTCATTATATCAGGTCTCGGGTGCTCTATCAAAGAGGCAAGAAAAGCTACCACGAGAGAATGCAATGCGTCGTCTACAGCACCCGGAGACTTGGAAACAGTGACGTCTCCGCGCTTTGTCTGCTCTTGAAACACGCACAGAAAGTCATCAGCGAAACGCTGAAAGTCTTCCCAACAAAAGAAGGAAAAGACGTTCCCAGACCGTATAGCGGTTATGACCGCCATGATGGCTTCGGTTCGATTCACCATGAAGCGCATAAGGTCTTTGTCGTAGTAGATGAACTTGGCTCCGCAGTACTGGTACCGGTACACGCGCCTAAGACCAAACTTGTTGATAAGTCTGCGGTTGTAGACGTGTCCGCCGCCGTAGTCGGTGCCTATGAGGCGGACTTTGTACACTTCCACTAGACGCTCGATGATTGACATCATCGCCTCTTCCTCGGCGTCTAGTCCCTCGAATCTATGCACATACAGCACACAAAATCTGCTGCCGACGTACGCAGCGATGGTGACTACAGTGAATGACCGCTCCTGCCCTTCCTCGCCGCCTGACCAGTCTATGCCCATGTAGGCAGCACCGCGGTCGGCAAACAGCACACCATCAGCGGCTTTTCTGCCCTCGTCGCAGTTCGCTCTAAGAAGGCTTCTAGTCAGGAGTCTTGCTGCAGTGTCATACGCCCTGGCAAGACACTCATTCAGGAACTGCGCGCGGGTATACCCCTTGCCTTCCATCTTATCCAGAATGTCGGCCCACTTGGCCCACGCCACAATTATCTGCGGTATTCTATAGCCAGTATAAACGGTGTTCAGTGGCGGATTACGCAGCCACTCTTCGTCCCGCATTGACGCCCACTGGGCGTTCGGGTGGTCGGGGAAAATCTGCTTCCCACACTTCATGCAGATTAGGAACTTCTTACCTATGTTGCTCTCATCGGGCACGTTCCACGTCTTACAGCCGTCGCAGGGTATGACCCACTCGTTCTGCGTGGAGTACCTTTCCCAATACACGTTCATCGTGTTTTCTAGGGTCTTAGGTGTACCTGCGTACCTGAAACACTTCTGCGGAAAGTGGGAGCAGGCCTCTCGCACAATCGGGATTACATCCACCAAGATGTCCTGAATCTCGTCCAGCACTAGCATCTCGGCAGAAACACCTCGCGACCTATCGGCGCTAAGGAATGCATACCTAAGTGTGATGTCGGATTCGGTGATGAACTTTTTGTATAGGACATTATCCGGAAACCGAATGCCCTTACCCTTGTACTGCTGCAACAACTCAGACTGCATTATCGGTGACGCCAGCCTGTCACGAGAAAACGTCTCTGTCTGTGTCTGTGTCGGGCTAACGAACAAAATTCTGTAGTACTGGCGAAGGCAGCTCTTTGCTATACAGCTGTTTCCTATAGTTGTGCTTTTTTCAGACTGCCTGGCAAAGCATAAAAGTATCTGCTCGTCATTAGAATCGTAGATAGGCTTAAGATACCGCCTACCCACAAAGCTGAATGGCGCTAGCTGACCGGCCTCCGGTATCTTTACAGATGTCTCTGTAAACCTAGAGGGAGTGACTTTCACCACATTTGGGTAGTCGCTCTTAACCGACGCTGGTATTATTGGGTCGAATCCGAACACGGCAGGAGTCCTGGCAATGAATGACGTTGTTTCGAGTATAGCAGCCGCAGGGGTGCTATTTCAACTTGTACATACAGACGATGGCGTAGAAATACACCTATCGCCACTATGCAGAAGTGCCGAACTTGTCACTAGCGTGTGCGCGTACTTGTCGAGTAGGAAGATAGCGGCTAGGAAGAGGAAGGGATGGATTATTCAGCTGCGGCTGGCCAGGAAGGCCCGCAAGTCAAAGGCAAGACTTGAAGAAGACGATGAAGAAGAGAGCGGTCTAGTAGAGTGACGAGGCATTTTAGGCTTTGGTGCCGCCTCATCCTCTAGTGCCTCGGAGTGCATGTCACATACAAAAGACTCACGCACGTACTTGGAAAGATACGCGCACTGCCCGTCACCACTCCACGCCTTTCCTGTTTGATAACTGAAGTAGCTGCAGTTGCCGCACTCTAGGTGGCCGGTCGCTTCTCTTAGGTTTTGGTTCTGCATATTAATGATTAATACTTTGCCGGGGGCGGGATTGCAGACACAACAGCGTTACCGTCTTTGTCGGGGTACACGTACCGCATGGTGCCGTCTGCGGCAGGGTACTTGCGGATATACTTGTATGGCTGCTTTAGCGCGTCGTAGAGTTGCTGCGTCTTGCCAAATTTTTTACCCGCAACTCTGTACATCCACTGGTCTGTCGTGAATGGTGCCGGCTTAGGCCCAGAGTCGCCGCGGAACATGGAGGAGAAGAACCCACCTGTTTCTGTCTGCTGCGCGTTAGGTGGTGCCACACTCATGTAGCGGCGAACATCCACCACACGCTTTTCAGGTGCTCGGAATTCTTGTCCACCTAGACGCCTAGCGCGTGCTTCTGCCTGCAGTATACGCTCCGGATTAAAGTGCCCGTCATACGCAAAGAACGCTGTGGAGTTTCTAAGGTCTAGACCTTCTGCTCCAGCGCCGCTAAGAACTATGACGCGCTTCTTACCGTCCTTATACTCCTGCAGCCCCTTCTCTCTTATGTTAGACGTTATTGACTGCCCGTCTACTTCGGCCCCCTTTCCAATGAAGATAGCCGGGTCGATGCCTTTCTTGCGAAGGCCCGCTAGCAGCACGTCTACGCCGCCATTCACCAAATTGCTATACAGCACGACGCTGTTCTTGGGGTCTTGTGATAGGTGCTGCTCAGTGTCTGCGACAATTCGCATGGCTTTCGGAGTCAGCTGAGACGATGCCTCCGGGTTTATATCTCTCACACCGCGACCGACCGAGTTGGCGACTTGCCTAGCCTGCGCCATACGGACAAACATTATCTTAGCGTCTTTTAGAGAGACGTTAGGGTCGCCCCGGAGAATCTGCTCCTTCTCGGGCCCTAGCCGGTCTAGAGCGAGCTGGTACAGGTCCCACTGCTGCTGAGTCATCGGGACTTCGACGTTGCGTATTTCTTTACGCGGCATCACCTTATCGCCCTTAAGCTGGTCGTACGTTAGGTAGTCCATCTTAGGGTAGATAAGTTCCATCAACTGCTGCGTATTCTTTAGCCCGCGCTCTTTGACTTTGCCGCCGGAGAACCCGCTAGAGAATCCGACAGTCTCGGTAAATGCCTGCTTGAACTGCGCCGGAGTGGCTATGCGCTTACCCTCGGACAGACTCAGAAGAGACGCAAGTTCCGATACGTCGTTGTTGACTGGGCTGGCGGTTATGCCCATGAAGTTCTTGAACTGGCCGCGCACACGAGCCAGTGTCTTAAACAACCCAGTAGCCTCGTTCCGGGCTTTGTGGTACTCGTCGCAGATTAAAGTGTCGGCGCCCGACCTAGCGATTATCTCTTCTGGTGCGCGCTTGAACATCTCGTATGAGACGATGGTGTAGTCTTTATTATTCATTAATAAAGGCACCGACGTCACACCAGGCATAGTGCGGCTTTCGTCTCCGCCGCCTATTATCTGATACGTTGCGTTAGTAAACTTCTGTATGCCGTCCTGGGCGAAGTTACTACGCAAGCCGGAGGGGACTATAACAAGAGCCCTGCTGGAACGCCCGGCGTCCTTTAGGGCTTCCTGTCCAAGTATGGCAGTTAGGGTTTTGCCGGAGCCCGGAGGAGCCGTGAGTACGATTTTACCGCCGTTAGAGAACAGCTTCTTTACTGCGGATACCTGGTGCTCCTGCGGCGTTACGCCATCTTTGAAAGAGGTAGGGACAAACTTACCTCTAGCTGGCGCCTGCTCTGGTTTACTTGGAGCTACTGGAACTGGCGGCATTTGCATTCCTCCTGTCAGCCAGTATCTTGGCTAGGGCCAGGCCGCCTACACCGGCTGTTGCAGGCATTGTTAGGTCTTTCAGCGTGTTCTTAAGCTTAGCCGCATTTATGCGCGCCACCACGGCTTTGTGTGCCTTCCGCATTGCCGTCGGGCCATTTCCGACCACCTGCGCCCTAGTAAACGCGCCAGCCGCCTCACCTAGGTCTTCTATGGCGAAAGCTAGCGGGGAGCCGGCTATTTCGCCAAGCTCGCGCTTCACGAGTTTGCTGTCTGAAGCCGGGAGGCCAGCCAAACCGCGCATAAATCCTTCACGACCTATGCGCGCTCCGACTGCTTGCATAGCCGGAGTAGACGCTATGAGAGACTTTACGGTGTTGAAAGTGACGTGCGCCGCCAGAGGCGCAGCGACAGGCTTTATGGCCGCCGCCACACCTAGGGCGGGCAGCTCCTCTAGAACGTTTCTAAACCTGGAGTTGGCAGAGTCTATCTTGCCTGCAGTTGGGAGGCCCTTACCTAGTACTCCGCGGCCACCGTACAGTAGCTTTTCATACCCTGTATTGAGGGCATTACGTACGCGCCCGCCACGTACCATCATAGGCCTGTCACCAACTGCCATGTCTATTGCAGTCGGTATTGTCGCAAACACGGACCTATTACCGCTTGCGGTTTCTTTTAGCTGCGGATTTATTTCTACGAATTTCGAGAAGCGCCGTAACAGGTCGGCTCTCTTGGCCTCCGGAACACCGCGCATGACTTGACCGACTTGCCGACCAAGTTCGCGCTCAATGCGCGCCTCGGCCGCAATGATATTATGGTGCAGCTTTGCACGAATACCCATGGAGTTTCTGCCAGCTATACCCTCGCGGATACCAACGGCCAGCTCCCTAGCACGCATGTTGTCGACGGCAGTAGCTATGTTGCGAAGGCCCGGAGTGGCCCTCACCATGGCTGGGCCATTCTTACCGATAAACCGCCCTTTGATTCCGAAGAATGGGCGCATTATCGTGTGTAGCGCAAAGACGTCTGGAAGGTTCATAACCCCGTTGGCTACAAGACCACCCATACCCTGTATGCCGCTGTCAGCTAACTGCATGCCCGTAGCGGCGGTATCGACAAGTTTACCATGCGCCGCGGTTGACGTATTGAGCAGTCCCTTGCCAAGGTCTTTGAGCTTGCCGAACCCGAAATCGGCTACCTCGCCTAGCGCACCGGCGGTCTTTTCTTTTCTTCTACTCATCGCGTTAGCTGCCAAGTCGGTTACTCCAGCTGTTATCGCGCCGCCCAGAAGACCGCCGACGGCGCCAGAGAGTGCCCTAGGTAGTATTCTCGGCTTTATAGCTCTGGCCGAAACTCCGGACAACATGTCCTTTATGCTTCTATCGCCAGCGTTCAGCATCGCTCCCATAGCAGCGCCTGCTAGGGCAGGAGAGACATACTTGTCTAGCACCCGCCCAGAGTCCTCGGACTTTTTACGGCCCTTGGCTATGCTGGCGCCGAGCAGGAGCGAGACAGGTATAGCCGTCGTTGCCCTCGACGCCGCCATCCTGCCGCCAGAACCAAGGGCCTTCCTAAATGTTGAGCCCTCTGTTCTTGCCTCGAAGGTGTCCTCTAGCAAGCCCTTACCGCCGGCGTATAGACCAGAAGCGGCGGCTATGTAGCCAAGGCCCTTCTTCCGATCTTCTTTATTATTAGTGGATAATAAATGTACGCCGCGCATGTACAGAGGCGCTGTAAGTATGCCGAGCGAGCCGCCCAACAACTTACCGCTTGCCCTGCCGCGAAAGCCGGATGACAAGAGCTTGCTAAGCGGACTGCCTGAGCCTTCCGCTTTACGTTCAACTGCATATTCTATTGCGGAGACGGGAGTGTTGGCGAGGGCCTTGATGGCGAATGCCGGAGCCGCTGCGCCAACTGCGGCGAGATATGGTAGCTCTTTGCTATCTGTTGCTGACGTTGCCATTGTCCACCGCTTGGAAAAGTAACTTCTCCAAGCATTTTACTATAAGTTCGTACTTAAAGGGAGACCGATTAGTCAGCTGGCCTGCCACCAGTATAGCGGTCTCTGATTCACGCTTTTCCATGCTATCGGCGTCTCGGTAGACATTGTCGATAGGGCTGACAACGCATGATTCTGGCGTCATAACCTCTGCCGCGGCCTTTTCGATAAGGTGCACAAGCTCCTCAGAAAACTCGCCGTCATCTGCCCAGAATCTATACGCAGTTTCTTCCGGGGTATCCACGTACTCTATGTGGAGCCCAGGAAGTTTGCTAGTGCAGGCAACGAACTTATCTATTGCAACGCCGCCCACAGTATTAGTCATTAATACTGCTGGAATCGGCCCTGGCTCAACCGCGTCTCGCATCACTTACCCCTCAGTGTCTCGATTGAAATCGGTTTGACTTCTATGGTCTCCATCTGTAGTTGACGGAGCGTCTTCAGAAGTTCGGTGACCTGTTCGTTGCCGCCGTTGCCATGTGTGTCTGCGGCCATGAATATAGCCGCCCACTTGTCCGCTGCGACTGCTGTTTGCATAGAGTTGGGCAGCATGCCGGTTTCAAGAAACCGCATGATGGCCTCATTTTTTATAAGCTCTATGGCCTTATCTTTATCTACCGATGTCCTATAGCCAAGTTTCCATAGCGCCAATTCTGGGCGCTTGGAAGTGTATATCATCCTATATGTATAGCCCTCGTGATGCGACTTAAACAGTGCGGACAAGGTGGCATGCGGCACCTCCCTCCAATTAAAGAAGTAGTGTTCAAACGCCGCTATGTCGGCCTCAGTAAGAGACTTACCAAGACGCGTAGCCACGTTCTCTGTTACGTCCGTGTAAGACATGCTAGACAGCAGCAGCGCCTCTACCATTCTGCGAACCGCTTTGTCAGACAGTATGGCGGTCTCTGCCTTCTTAAACTCTGCGGAGGACAGGCACGCCGCGGCTATGCCCTCTTTCTCTAGCCACAGTATAGATGACGAAAAACGCGGGTCTACCCGCGTCGGCTTCGACTCTTCTAGCTCTTTTCTTAATTCTCTGAGTTCGAGGGCGTTGATGGGCGGTAACCTGAATAGATACTCAAGTTTGCCGATCTTTTGCGGGGCAAAGCCGGAGGCGAGCAGGCTCTTTAGCCAGTAGTGGTGAAGCTCCATTTAGTCAGCATAGCACTATTGGGGCTGCCCCAGCTGTAGTTTTTTCATACCGACTACGGCGCGTTCGAGCCCGTTTAGTGCACTGGTAACTGCGTCCTCAGGCACTTCTCTTAGACCGAGACGCACTGTTATCAGTAGTTCTGCCAGCCCGCGGATAGACTGCTCGTACGCCGGCATCACCTCCATCGCCTTCGCTACGTTCTCTGGCGTTATGAAGTTTAGAGACAGAACAGCGTCAACGGAGTCAGGGGCTGACGCGGCCAGAAGTGCTACTGCGACCTTCACCATGTCGCAGCGTATGCCCTGTACGTCAACACTGGCGACCTTCAGCTTGCCGGCCGCCGAAGTATCTACAGGGTTGGCGGAGAATGATGTTTCTCCTACTGCCATAGCCTCTGCCATCTTCTCTTTGGCGCTACGGTCATCAGCGCCGAGGAGTCCAAGCGCCAGCAATGTTTCCGGAACACCCAGGTACTCGGACGGGCTTACGACTATTTTCTCTGCGGGCTTTCCGGCGAAGGAAAAACCGCAGCTGTCTACATACGCCAACTTAACACTTAGAGAATCGTCCGGCAACGCGGTGTTGTCGCGCAGCGAGCTAGCAGGCCTAAGTTGCACAAACTCAGCCGTTCTCGGTAGCAGCGACGAGGACCCATCAACGCTGACAATTCTATCTACATCAGCGCGAGCAAGCTTTACGCGCACACCCATCGAGTTAGTGACAGTGTGCTCTACGTCATTACCGCGGCGGGTCGTGGACTCTATGGTCACTGGCTCCGACAACTTATTATTCGGTAATACAAATACGCCATGACCAGCTGTAGGGCCGCCGTAGACGGACGCCAGCTTATCAACTGTCGCGTCGCCAAGGCGGACACCAGCGGGATTGCTCTGCGTGGCGACGCCAGCCGGAGACATGATGGTGTACGTATCGATGACTCTGCCGTCCATACCGACAGGACCAGCTATTGCCGCGACTGTGACGTAGTCGCCCTGTGTGTTTATTGCCCGGTACAGGCCACTTGTCTTAATGAGCGGCATGCTGGCGTTGGCCAGTTTGACCGAGCCTATGCTGGAGCAGGGAGAAACTAGGACTATGTTGTCCTCGACTAGTTTCTGCCTGACCTCAAGCGGTAGGGACGCCAGCTTTTCGTTCCCGATTGCTACTTCCCTAACACCATCGCTTATCTTGACTCCGCTGGCCGTTCTAGCGAGAACCGCCACTAGCGGAGAGAATGTCTCAGCTGTAGGGGCGTCCAGTAATGAGAATGCCGCTATCTTCTCTAGCGCTACGCTCACCAGAGGAACGCTCGACATCGCATACAGCCAGTCGTCATTGGCTACCTCGTCCAGTACGGCGTCTGCATCCGCCTTGGAGGGGGCGAGCATGCTAACAAGGGAGCTTATCTTGGTTGCGCTGTCATTTCCCAGTAGGCCCGCTCCGCGGACACTGAGACCTCTTGACTGCTCATCAAGCCCGCCCATGCCAGCGGAAATGTCACCCTGTTGTGCGGCCTGCATACCCTGTGGGCTCGCCAACGAGTACAGGTTAGCCGAGAACATGTACTCCGAGACTCTGGCCTCACTCAGAGGAAGAAACGCGCCGTCCCTGGTTATGAATACGTCGAACGAGTATAGTTTCTTGTCCTTCACTATGACAGGGATACGCGCTGTTGCAAGCGGGGCTAGCTCCTGCTGCGTAGCGTTGGCCTCCTCCGCGTTACGAGTAGCCGACTGCCCGTAAGGGTCGGCAGTCATCTGCTGCACAGGCTGCGCCCTGTACTCGGGGGGCTTTACCGTAAACAGTCCCTTAGCGTAGCCGCGCTCCGCGTCCTGCTGCTGTATCTCCAGCTCGACGTGATACTTACCAAGGTACGGATGCTGCTTGTATAGCTGTGCAGTCATCTCCGACTCATGCGTAGCCGGGTTGTCCCCTAGCAGGTATTTACCAGCCGTCTTGCTGTGCCCAAATGGCGAGTCGATGACTTTAACGAGATTCATTGCGTGTCCTTAGCGTAGTAATGCACGACTAGATTGTAACATGGATGAGTCTTGGACAAAACTACCGAGGGAAACGGACGGCCCTAGCCCAGCCGTCTCTTTGTGGTCGTGGTTAAGGAGTAGGTCCAAGAATCCGGAGACGTTAAGTAGCGCCGGAGCGCCTTCCCCTGGCATATTTACTGTCAGGCCAGATAAGTCCAGTGCAGGGGCTCCGCTGTCTGACAGCAGCGTTACACCAGTATTAGTGATTAATAACTTCATTCCGGCGATATTAATCGTTAATGCACTGCTGCCTATTTCCATGGCGCCGTCAGCGCCGACTGTGACGTGCGCCAGGCCGCCAGGTCCGGTTATATCAAGAGCACCGGCAGAGCTGACAGACACGCGTGCGCCGCCCGGAAGGTCTATGAGCGCTGAGTCGGCTATCTTCACGTATAGCTTGTTGTACTCTACGTGTACTAACCCTTCAGCTTTCATAAGCACGTCGCCGAGCCTAGATAGCTGGTAGGTGAAGACGCCCTTACTTCCATCCGGACTAGCAACGAGGATACTGACTACGCCGTCTGTACTCAAGAACCCCTGATTAGTTAGCCCGGGGAGAGAGAAGAACTTATGTTGCGTCCTGTTAGCGATGGCTAGCGTTCTGTCTGAGAGTTCGCCACAGGCTACCTCAACGGTGAACAGCTTGCCGTCCGCCGGGGAATCCGTCGCCTTCTCCTTCACACGGTAGGTCAGCACTGCTCCTACGTCGTCAGGATTTCCAGTAGGACCGGTTATCTCTGAGTGCAGCCATTTTATTTCTCCGCAAGGAGACAACGCTTCAAAGCGCTCGAATACATCGCGAATAAGATTGGCAACCGGTATGTACATTCTATTCGCAAGGCCGCTTGCTCCAAGGTGGACAATGCCGCCTCGAAGTATCTTTACGAAGTTGCCTTCCTTGGTAGTGTAGATAAGGTCACCAAGCTCGTTAGCCGGTCGTCCGCCGGAGAACCCAGGCAAACCGCTAGTAGGAGTCGGTTTTGCTAGGCACCCCAGAACAGCGGTAGACCCGTCGGCCGACTCGAGAACGAGGCACGTAGTGCCCACGTCTGGTAGCACGTTAACGCCGGACCCGTCGGCCGCTACGTACGGAGTCATCATAGGCAGGCCTGTAAGCTGTGGCTTACCTGTCGACTCAGGTCTAACGTCTACAGTGTATCCAACAGGGTCTGCCGCTATGACCGTCGCCAGAAATACAGAAGCCGGACCACCTGCTGCGGCTGGAGTTTTTCCGTAGTCGCTCATCAGTACGGTATCCCTGGACGGGCAGGGTCCTTCTTGCCAAACTCTGCTGAGTAGGCAAGACCCGGAACTGGGTGAGTACCATGGATATCGCTAGACCACGATTCGTTGGCTCCGCGCACTAGCGTGTCCTTGAGTCTGCGGTACTGCAGGCGGGCAAGCCAGTCGTTAGACTGGTCGAGTGGTAGCGTCTCCACGCCCTTTAGGATGGGCGTAACCTTCATCGGAGTCTTGGCCGCAGAGGCTTTGTTCGCAGCGTTTGTAAATGATACGCCGACCAAATCTCCGCGAAGCATGCCAATCCCATCGCCGACTTCGCCTGGGTCATCGACGACACCGAGGTTAGTAAGCCCTCGGATAACTACCTCCGCGTTCTGGCGCTTCACACCCTCGCCCTTATAGGCGTTATACAGCGCATCGCTCATGTAGCGCTGCACCTTATCCATGTCTGTTACGGCGAGCAGATCCTTGGGCGAAATAGGCCCAGAACTTAGCGCGTCACCACGCCGCACGTCATCGCCAACCTTTACAGCCAGTTCGCGTCCGCCAGGGATGTAGTGGTCACTGCCATCAACGGAGACGTTGAAACCGCCTAGCGAACTCTTCTCTACCTTGCCTACCTTGCCGGTTACGTCAGACAGCGTAGCTTTACCTGGCAGCGTCTCCGGCATTTTCAGTAGCTGTATGACTGAGCCAAGCGCGCTTAGCATCGAAGAGCCGCCACCGACAACGCCACCGGAGTGGAATGTCTTCATAGAAAGCTGCGTACCGCGCTCGCCGATAGCCTGCCCAGCTATTACGCCGATGTTTGTACCTATTTGCAAAGGGTTGCCATCATCGGACACACCGTAGCAATGAGCGCACAGGCCCTTCGGCAACTCGCACTTCATAGGGCTGCGGACGACGACTCTGCCTACCTTGCCTGCACGCATCTCCATGGCCACAGCTGGCGTTATCAAAGTATTAGCCATTAATACTTTGCTGCCAATCTTCACGGGCTTGGCTAAGTACCTATCCACCACCTCCGGCTCGTCCGACTCTAGCGATATTCCGCTGGACGTACCGCAGTCGCTATGCGTGACGACGATTGGAATGAGGGAGTTTATGATCTGCTTAGTTAGCGCTCCAGGCTCCCGCACGGCCTGCACCTTTTCGATGAGGCCCTTGCGCGCACCTTCAGACGCTGTGTAGTAGTCGGCAGATGATACGCCTTCGGAATAGGACCTAGCGATGGGCACAGGAATGACGCGGCCCGACGCGTTCTGCACAAGTAGCGGTGCAATTACCAACTGCTTGAGCTGGTCCCAGCCGGGTTTGACGCCAGCGGTGTTCATGGTGAGCAGTTTACTTCCGCGGCGCTTGAGTTCGTCACGCGCTTCAGACTCAATTTTCTTTGAAGCGTCCATGTATATCGATACTACGTCCGCGTCCTGCTCTTTGATACTAATACGCTTATTAGCGCGCACTAAAGAGGCCTTAGCGTCCGCCGCATGCAGGTGCTTATCACGGATAGAGGTTAGCGTGTCGAAGTCCGCTAATGAGAAGCTAAAGCCTGATGAGTGCGCGTACCCGAAGCCGACGTTCTTTAGTTTGTCGACAGATAGGGCGAAGTCGGTGCCTGTTTCCTTCTTACCGATATTAGTCAGTAATACTCCAAGGTTCTTCTTGTCCATCGTCTTTGCCGGGTCAGTCAGCAGGTCATCTTTTCTGGACCCCTCTGGCAGCGCCAGGTATATCTTGGCCCGACCAGCAGTGGTGCGCTTACCACCGGCAGTAACTACATCCGTGTACGAGATAGTACCGTCATCGCCGGCCTTTGCCGCGGCTTCTAGCGTGTCGTACTTGTTCTTTGAGTCCTTGCCGAACATAGAGATAAGGTACAGACCAAGCTGCCCTTCCAGTGTCGGCTGATACATGACGTGGCCAGTAGACGGGCTGAATATGTTTCTAGAAGGCATCATGTTATACGCCTCCTTGACAGACTCATCTGTTATAGGAACAAACAGTGCCATCTGGTCGCCATCGAAGTCCGCATTAAACCCGCCGCATGTTAGCGGGTGAATGCCGATGGAGAGCCCGTCCTTGAACTTTGGCTTAAACGCCATGATGCCGAACTTGTGCAAGACGGGGTCACGTTTGAACAGAACAGGTCGCTTAGACGCCGCCACCTCAAGAGCACGGTTTGCTAGCGTGGATTTCTTGTCTATCTCTGCACGCGCCGTTAGCGGGGTGAACCCCATCTGTACAAGCTCTTTCACAATGAACGGTCTATACAGTGTCATAGCGGCCTTGCGAGGCAGCGCTATCTCGTCGAGACCTAGCGACATGTCCGGAACAATGACTGACCGGGCAGTAAGATCCTGCCGTCTGTCCATCAACTTCGTATGGAAGAAGGATTCCTTTGGGATCTTACCGGAGATTATTCCAAGTACGCCGGGCGGACGGTCCTGCCCATCCTGCAGCTGACCCTCTTCACCGCCTATGCCTGTGTACGCGCTAACAGCGTCGTACAAATCTTTACGCAGCTTGGCGATTTCCTTCTCCGGCAATACGCCGCGAGCCTGCTGCAGCTTCTGAGACATCATGGCAACGTCTCTGTACAGCAAGTTTATACCGTCGACATTCAGGTCTCCAGACTCCATGGCGGTAACTGGGCGGAAGATAGGAGGTATAACGCCGACGTGCTTAGTGACGTAGGCATCCTCCGGACGCATGTCTAGATTCTTTAGCGCTATGAGGTACTTGGTACGCCGATTAAGACGATTAAGCTCATCGCGCCTAGCGGTGCGCAGGTCCTCTTTGGCCAGGACTATCTCTTTGTCCACGTCGACTTTTTCTAGCGCAGCTGTTATTGCCGCCGGGCCGGTCTTCTCGCCCAGCTTTTCATTACCCATTAATATTTCTTCATACCGCTTGCCAGTCAGCCCCAGGATGGACATGACAGCAGTCTCGTACAGCGGGTTAGGAATAGGCTCCGCAAGAGTTATGTGTGACCACTTCTTGCCGCCCGGACCACCGGTAATCTTCTCGTCGAACAGCCCGTCTTTCTCGACAGTTAGGTCTTTACCGCGGACTACCTTAGTAGCGTCTTTAAGCTCACCACTCGACATATCCAAGACCTGTGCGTCTGTCAGCGGAACGAGCTTAAGCTCGTTGCCGTTCTTCTCAACGCTGACGCCGACTGCCTGCAGATAGGCCAAGAACTTACTGTATGCAAAGCTTGTCCGGGGAGCGGGGAGCGGCTGCCCAGTCTGAATCGCCGTCCACACCTCGTCCTGCTGCCTATCAGAGTTCCCAACGAGAATGTTACGAACAAAGTAACAGTGGGTATCCTCTACCTCCAGATTGAACAGGTATTCGCCACGCCATCTAGACAGCGCTTCGCCCTTTCCCAACTTCTTCGTGCCTAGCACCGGTACAGGAACTAGCTGTATTTCCCCGATAGCACCCGCTAGCGTCCGTGCTATAGCCCCACCGGGCTCTAGAGCCAGCCCACAAAGTTTATACTGCATCACTGGATGTATATACGGCGCCACTGCAAGTATGAACTTGTGCGTTTCTACGCCCTGCTTCACTAGGTATCCATCATCGTAATAAACGTTAAACCTAACGCCCGTCAGACGCTCTATGGCGGCGGCGGCGTTGTCCAGCTCTTCCGGGGTCATAGAGCAGGCGGCGATATTAATCGTAGGGTCAACGTTGCCCTTGGCTATGAAACCGGCCCCGTCGTCCTGAAACCATATCGCAAGGCTCAGCAAAGTCAGCTCTTCCCATACACGTGCAGGAAAGCGGCGCTCGCCGGTGGCATAGAACGTCTCGTGCAATGGCAGCAATTCCGGATGGCAGTTGGTACGCCATTCAACCATCTGCTGACCGACATTGAAACCTTCTTCGCCGGCATTGTATTCTCGCACGTCACGCGGGTAAGAGAGGTTCTCGAGAACGTCGGCTTTGAACTGCAGGTAGTCGCGCTGCGCCAGGCAGTGCCGTTCCTGAAAGGAGGGGAACTGCGTTGAGGCTTTCTTAATAAGAGACCCGTCACCCAATAGTGACCCTATGATCACTTCTCGCTGGACCTGAGAAATACGGCTACCGGGCGTGAGCAACATGTCGTCTTGACAGAGGTCTTTGGCGTGCACCTTGCCGCGTACAGTATAGAACTCGTGTGTGTCCGCGCAGGTAATCCGTGTTCTCCGGTAGGAGATGTTATCGATGCTGGCGTAAGTATTAACCGCTAATATGTCGACGCCGTGCATCGGCCGACGCCAATAGTTCGTTATGTTCTTGTAATCCAGCGTCCCGTCAGGATTCTTGCTGGCTACGCGCACGTCCATGCGGTTCGTAACAATCTTACCAATCTCTATCATGCCGTGCTCTGTCAGCACCTTCTCGTGATAGGGGAAGCACTTGTACGAGAGAGCCTCTCGGATGTTGGCGGTGGCTCCGTGCGCGAGCATGGCGTACAGACCCAATTCGCCGAAACGCTGCGCACCGTCGTGCCTACCAGATGGGCGTGGCTGTCCGTTCTGGTCGTAGCCAAAGCCGTGACCATGCGCGCGCACATTGAGTTTGCTAGCAACCTGGTGCTTCTGCTTGTGGACGTACTGATACCCGGTCAACACCTGTCCCAGAGACTTCCCAGTGGTGGAATCGAATAGCTCCGTAGTCTCAGAAACACCGTACTGCTTAAGGGCGGAATCTACCGCGCCGTAAAAGCCCTTTTCTCTATTGTACTCGTACGGCTTTATCCAGATGCGCTTTTCGCCATCCTTGGTTTTCACAGTGCGGAAGTGCCCATCCACCTGCACCTTACCGGCCGGAGGGACGAACGCTAGCAGTTTGTCGGGGTTCTTCTCAAAGCTGTTCACCTCCACAACCATGCCGGCTGCTTTTGCCGCGTTGGTTATGGAAGTCTCAAGAACCTGCCCAGGGTTTATTCGGCCCGGGACACCGGACGGGTTCATTATGATTTCTATTGGGTTACCCTCGGCGTCCTTCGGCATCTCTGCGTCTGGGAGCACCATGGAGATAACACCCTTGTTACCGAAGCGGCCGCTATTGCACGACCAATGCGCCTTACCATTGCGCCTAGTGTACAGGACGTGGTTTTCAGCTAGCGTTACGCAGTGGACATTGCCTGTATAGGGCCGTAGGCATTCTTCCTGCCCGTTCTGCGTATCGTGATGGCCGTGATTTATGGTAGGGCGCAGCTTATCGCGGTACACCGCTACCCTATAGCACTCGCGGAACTTGTAGCTGACTCCCTTTATAACGCCGTCGCACGCAGGTTTAACGTCTATCTTGCCCGCGAGGCCGATATGCAGCAACAAGCGCTGCACGCCATCGGCCAGCTGTCTAGACGTAGTAGCATAAGAATGGCTGGTGCCAGTCTCGTTACCGTCGCCCCACATTAGCCACTTATAGAGTATGTCCAGCTTAGCCGGCGGAAGAGCGAATACCCACTCTGGTATGAACTTCTCGTAGCACAAACCGAACTGATGGAAATGGAGCATTATCTGCTTGCCAGTTATTACGAACTTATCGCCATTACGACGATACGCGATTCCCGAGTCCTCAAGCGCCCTCACTAGCTGCGCTACGTTGGCCGGCTTAACCTGGCATATCTGGATGCTGTAGTTACCGTTCTTATCATCCCAAACGCAGTTACCCTCCGAGAGGTACATGCCGAGTATCATCAGATACGTCGCCATTGGCCATGCCACCTCGGGCAGCGTTCTGACTCCGTTTCCGTGCTGGCCTGCATACACAACGGTAGAGGGAAAGGTGAAGTATGCCTGGTCGATGCCAGCCCACTTACCGCACATCTTTAGGCGGTAGTACTTTCCGTACAGGTCTATCGCCTTGATTTCACGGTAGCGCTGCTCTTTCCGAGGCATCGCCCACAGGCCGTGGTCCTTGGTAACGGCCATAGAAACCTGCGTAGTTTCTAACGTATAAAGGTTCTCGTCTACACAGCCGTACGTGTGCGTGGCCTCGACCCGCACATACTCTATGTAACCTGTAACTCTGTTTAGAGAAGCTACTAAGTCGCCGACGATAATATCGGCCACAAGCTTCCAACCATTAATGGTTAATATCTCATGGTCAGCTGCGTAGCAGAGCTTATCGGCTACGTCGGCCGGCTCCTCGGTCTTGACAAAGACCGTGGTTTCCCGCCCGTTTATCGCCACGTCAGTCACGACTCCAGAGATGGGCTTGTCCCACACTATCGATAAGTCGCGATAAGGCTTGGCAAGCGCTCTATGCAGACCCTTGAGCATTATCTGCTCAGACGACGGGTCAGCCTTTCGCATAGCGGCGACTATGGTGTCACCTGGTGACACAACCATTCCCTTACGTATGACACCGCTCGGGTCTAGCTTTTTGGCGTTCTCGTCTGTGATCTTGGAAGGGAAGTTTCCTCGGAACTTCCGCAAGTCAAACACCGCGTCGGTATCCGCGAATAACCGCTCTTTGCTTAGATGCTCGCTCGTGAGTTTCTTGGAAGCTGTCTCCGATACGACGATGCCGTCCTCGAACGTGCCGCCACGAAAGGCCAGATACCCAACGCGCAGGTTAGTACCAAGGGCCAGCACGCCATTCTTTGTGTAGTTAGTATCCGCGACAAGGTCTCCCTTATCTACCTTGTCTCCGACCTTTACTGTCGCCTCGCTGTTCGTAAAAGTCTTCTTCTCGTTAAGCGGGAAGTTGTCGTATAGCTGCACAACGTGCGACGCGCCCTTACCATCCTTTATGGTCATCTTTCCTGGCGTAACTGCTGTGACTACACCGGCAACTGGCGAGCGATGCGAGTGCTGCTTGCCGAGCAACTTTTCCCATGATGAGATGTCCGAACGCTCTGAGCCAGAGGACGACTGCACGAGCGGTTCTTCCCTGTGCTTGAGGGCTACAGTCTGCTCAATGTGCCTGGTGGCCATCTCCGCACGGTTGGGCTGAACGGACGGCAGGAATGGCACTAGGTTGGCGGCGAATGAGAACATCGCCTTAGGGCTGCGGATAACGTAGTCTATCTCGTCTTTTGAGATAGACCGCGGGTCTCCGCCACCAGGACTAACTGCCACAATATTATTAGTTAATGCCTTCGGAGTCCCGCTAGTCATATCGTACTGGTCAGCAAAGGCGACCATAGAATTACGCAGCTCTAGCGGACTCTTATCGGTCCATTCCTTCTTCTCGGTATCCCACAGGCGCATAGTCGGGCTAAGTCCGCGTTTGGAGACGCCAAGTGCTAGGTGCGTGGAGATGCCGCTTCGTTCACCCTCCGGGGTGTGCACCGGGTCGATGATACCAAGCTGGCTTGGATGTGTCTGCTTGGCCTCCAGCGCAACAGCGTTGTCACTACCGATGCCGCCAGTGCCCATCAACGTGGTGCGCAGATGCGCGCCAATCATGTCTACCGGGTTAGTCTGGTCCGGCTGCTGTGAAAGCGACGTAGCCGTAAAGAACGACTTGATAGGCATGCTAAACAAGTCAGGCGTAACGATCCCACGGACCTCAGTCTTGCGGTCGATGTTGTTACGCAGCTTCATCTGAAGCTGATTCTTAGAGTTGATTATTCGCTCAGGTATGTGGTCCGCGATGTTCCACAACTCTTTGAACAGAATCGAGTCGCGCTCATCTGGCGCGGCTTCGCCTCTGTTTATCTTAATCAACTTATTAGCAGCTAATAAAACACTGTCGCCAGTAACCGAGTCGAACGACTTACCAAGCGTTATCTCGGTTGTCTCTGGATCTAGCTTAGTGAGAGACATCTGCGTGCGGACAATATCCGCCGCTGAGTTCTCATCAGTAGCTACTAACTTCTTATCTAGAATCTTGGCCAACCGCATTAGCTGGCCCTTCTTGTTTTCCTTGGATACCGCAGAAAATAGCTCGTCGCCCCACGCCTTCTTTATCTCGTCGTCTGAGACACCGAGGGCCTTGAGCACTGGGTACGCGGAGATGTTCGACGTACCGTACTGCATCTGCACCGTACGCTTTACGGGGTCGAACTGGACTCTGAAACCTTTTCCTTTTGAAAGGTTAAACTGGGTCTCAAGCTCACCGTTACCCTTGACGCGAGAATACGCCCCTGCTTTGAGGCGCCACTGGTGGTCAGCCTGATACTCCGAACCGTCAACGATGTACGAATATCGCCGGGTAATGTGGGGCAGCTGAGCAACTGTGACTTTAGTTGCGGAGGAAACGACTTCTCCAGTGGCAATGTTCTTAAGGGCGAGGTCAGCATATATTGGAATCGACCAAGTTCTACCTCGAAGCTTCGCATTCTTCTGAGCTTCGATATTGTCAACGTCGAGTTCGTTTGTACCGGCATAGACCTTCGTTGCCTCCAACCTCTGCGTCTTACCTGCAAAGGGAAAGTACGTACCTATAGCGCCTACTACGTTGTTTAGTAGGAGAGACATCGTTGTCTCGGGATCTAACGAATGTACCTGCTCGGACATTGTGGACTCCGTAAAATACCCAATTAGTCTACCACTTAGTCGCCGCGCATACAATATTAACGACTAATAATGGATGCAGGCCGTGCTATTAATGATTAATAATTGGTATAAGAATTATGGGACTATACACGCATGTATTAGACTGAATTCATAGAAGGCAGAGTCCCGCTTTGTTGTGGAGAATCCAATGTCGTCAGTAAGTGACACAAAGGACGATGTAGAAGAGGCGTTGGGCGGTAGTAGCAAGTAAGTGAAGTAGGCGCGGGAAACTATCCCGCGCGTTTTTACTTTGGAGGGAAGATGTCAGTACGCTGTGAGTTTACGCCTGCGCCATGCCACACCCCGACAAGGTGTGATGCGTGCAGGCATTTCAAGAGGGCCAGCAGAATAACACCGATGGGGTGGGTGTGCCCGGCCTGCGCGGAGAAGAACACTTTTGCGCTGAAGGGCTACTACACCACCGGCGTCTGCCCAACGTGCAATGAGTACTCGAATGTACTCATTGCGCACGTTATAAACCTCGCGCAGACCGCAACTAGAGTGGAGATTTTGGCATAAGAAGGGTGAAGGAGGATAAATGGAAGGAGACAGCATTGTGAGTATTACACATGCGCCGCCACTGCGGTGGAAAGGGCGCAGACTGTACAACGTTGACGGGGAGTCACTGTTGGCGTTCTACGACGGAGGTGCAGGTGAGTGGGTAGTTGTTATTGTGGGCGACGCGCGGCGGACTTCATTCGACGGAGAGTCATCGGCACGTCGATATATCGAGAGGAGGTTCCGCTACCTACTCGACCGTCTGGTGACTAACCGCTGGGAGCCACGGACGTTTGTAGCAGAACGCTGACCATCCGGCGGGAACCGGGGAAAAGGCGGCAGCCTTTTCTTTACCTAGTATTAATGATTAATACTGATTAGATGATTGCGTTGCCAGGGCCGCGTCTAGGCGGAAGTTTGGAGGGCAGTGGCCGCATATCAACGCCGCCACCGTTGAGCCGAAGCTCGACTTGCGTGGCTAGCTCGGCATCAGTATTTTTTAGCTCCTGCAGTCTGTTGTACCTATCGACGGTACGCATAGACTGCATCTGCCTAGCCAATGCTTGCGCTGTTGCGGTGGGGTCGGCCTGCCCCTGATAGCCCTGTGGTGGTGCTTCTTCTGCCATTGGGTCCGGTGGCGGCATTCCTTGCTGCGGCTGCTCTTCTCCCGGTGGCGGCCCCATAGCGGCTTGCTGCTGTGCCTGCGCATCCGCCATCTTGGCGTTAGCCATTGCCTGAAAGTCCGCGCCTATCAGCATGGACTCGCCATTGAGGTAAGCCTGCGCGATTGTGCTCTCACGCTGCTGTAACTGCGCGGCCTTGTCTTCCTCCGCGATAAGCTCCATTTCCTTATCGTAGTCGGCGTCAATGGCGGCCATGAACGAGTGCTTCGACTTGATGCGGCTTGTTACAAGCTGCATGTCAAAGTTAAGGCGCTGCAGATCGTCCGCCATCTTGAATGGCTTCATCTTTGGGACGGCAGCCGGCCACGCCATGAAGGACCCGATGTCCTTATGCATCCACCTAATGAGGCGAAGCATATCATCTCGGTTCCCTATGAACTCGTTTTCCATCGCGCGCATGTTTACGTTAGCGCCAGAGAACTGCGCCTCACCGAACACGAATGCTACGGGAACGCCCATACCCGCAACGATCATCTCCGTATACATCCGTATCTCCTGGTGAAGGAGGTACGACCGGCCCTGCCCGCCCATGAGCTGATAGCCCATCGGAACAGTTCCAACGGATATGTAGTTAGGGTCTTGGCGCCAGCGGCTTATCTGCTGCTCTGTCTCTTGCTGCCACTTCTGCAAGTTGACGTTGGCGTAAACGTTATTCCCATCAGACGTGATATTAGGGTAGACACTGCGCATTGGAAGAATGTGCTCTAGAGCGACCGCCTCCTGCGACTTCTTAAGAATCTGTACAAGGAACAAGTCCTTGAGAACTGGAACTATGAGCGGATTGCCAAGGCAGGCGTCGCTGGTAGCCCTGCTTATCGAAGGCCGGCGCATGTGGAAAATCTTACTGTTCTCTATCTTCACCGCCATGCCAAGCCGCACGGCCTCGATGAATACCTGCGGGGTCTCCTCGATTATGGCCCGCGTTCCCATAGTGATATCACTACGGAGTTTCTGAGGTATCGAGTAGTAGTAAGTCGTCTGCCCAGTGATAGAGTTGTGGTCAGGAATTATGCACTCGGGCGGCCAGCGTATAAGGCGGATACGCTCAGACGATCTGATGAACTGGTCTGTTACAGTGGCAATTCCGGTATGCGAGCACTTAGGGCACTGCATATGGAATTGGTGGTTTCGCCACTTGTAGTTAGACTTAGCAGCCGTTTGTATGTACTTGCACGCCTTACACGTCAGCTTCTTCTCGAACGGATACGCTATAGAAGCGAATCCGTTTCCATACGTGTACCTGTCCAGGTTTATCTCTACAAGGAAGGTACGTAGCTGCTGCACTTCGTTGAAGAAGTTTGAATACTGCGCCGAGGCGCCATCCTGCTCTTCGTAGAAGACATCAGTTATTGGGTATGCCGCCAGCCTGGACGTAACTGTCGCCACGATAGGGCTTGTCTGCTGGTAAAACGATACCCAAGGATACGTTTCCCGCACCGTCCTAGGCATGTACTGCTGCGCTACGTCAAAGAATGGAGACGGATAAAACGCCTCCGACGGGCGCCCGACACCCTTGGCTCTACTAACTCTACCGGCGGGAAACGACGACATTGCTTACCCCTTAGCCTGCGCCTCTAGTAATGCATCCATGCCTTTGAGGTGCGTTACTACGGCGTGTATCTTTGAAAGCTGAATTTCTGTCCGTGAGCCGCGCTCTAGTGTAGCTATGTCTGCAAGCGCACTTTTCACAGCCGCTACGTCCTGCGGCGGGTTTATCGCCGCTAGCTTGGCATTCGCAAAGTCCAGAAATGGCGGGGCAAGTACGAAGCCGGAGTCCGCCAGAACCGCTGCACAGTAGCCGCAGATGTCTATGCCGAACTTCAGCGACGACTTGTATAAATGATTAATAATCTTTACCCCGCCCGCCAAGTCCTCGACGTTAGGGGGGACTATCTGATCAAACATCGGAGGCATTCCCAGTAGGCCCCACATTACGGCCTGGAACGCGACGATATCTACCGTTACTGTCGTACTAACCAGCACCGACCGCACAGCCTGAATCCTATGCTTATTGCGGCTAATTAGTGGGCCGATGTCCCTGCTTATCTCTAGCCACAGCGTCTCCGGCCCCCAGCCGGCGTACGTAGGCCCGAACTCTGCCGACAGAATTTCGTGCAACAGAAGTGGGTGCGCGTCTGGGTTTTCTAGCAGCTGCGAGGGGTTCATAGCATCTCTGCGATGATGTTCTTGTGCGGGTCCGGAAGTGAGATAAAGACGGCGAACGGGTCACGAGAGAACGTGTCGGCAAAGTCTTCGCCAAACTTCTCTGCTAGCTTTACTTTGTTGACAGCTAGTTTTCTCAGGTCCTCGTCACGGACCTCTCGGCCCTGTACAGTCGTGCAGCGTGCAGCGGCAGTCTTCTCTATCGTGTTGTAAACCGCGGCGATAGGGTCGAGCAGCGTAGACCCATAATAACGCGGTAGGTTATGCTTGCTATCGAAGTCCTCTAGAAGCGCGATCATGTCACGCGGCCGGTATCGCAGAGACGCGACCTTCTCTCTAAAGCCGTTCAGCTCGTCAGCCGCCTCCGTTGAGCAGCCTGCTGCGAACAGGCGTGTTGCAAAGGCCAGCTCTATGCCGCTACCGATTGAATCGCCGACATAGGCCGCGGGGTCGAATGTGGGCGTTGGCGACTTGTCGCCGCGCTGCAGCATCGCATGCGCCAGTTTCTCCCGCTCATGCGGTGCCATTTCATTAATGGCTAATATTGTAGAGGACTCGTCCTCCGACTCACCG